CACGGGTGCGCCCAGCCAGAAACCCAGCTGGAAGTCATCACCAAATGACTCCGAGATAGCAATGGTTGCACTAGAAAGAAGCTGGGTGATTCCCAGCCTAGTGCGAGGCTGCCCTATTCCTGGCCTGGTCGTGGCGTTACGCCCCAGCCAAATCATCGAGACAGGTGTCGGACTATAGTACGGCACTGCCACCTCAAAAGCGGGGATCGGAAACGCCTGCAGCGCAAGCGGTGCATTGACAAAGGCTTCGAGGGCACCTACCGTCGTGGGAGCTCCGGTCGAAAACGTCGGGTCCCCGTACGGCTCGTCGAGCAAAAAGCCTGCTACAGGCGCAACGCTGAGAGAGGACACGTGGCGCAAAACGCACACGTTAACGCTCCCTCGCGCATACCTGTAGCACGCGCGGATGATGTCTTGTATCGTACCTCCGAAAGCAGTCGGCATCGTCGGTGTAGCGGGGTCGTAAGCTGAGGGCCCTCCACCAAAGGCGGAGTAATAAAACCCAAAGTTCGACGTTGGACTCGACGGCAGACGCATTGCAGAGTAACGGTGGCCTAGGTGCCTGAGACTCATCACCTTCTCGCCGATGCAGTACTTAGCACTAACCACAGATGGCTGGTGACTACCTGCACTGGCGATAGGGGTCTGAGCACTGACACCCAATTGGCCAGACTGATATTCGACATCAGTACCGCTAACAAGCATTTCCGGGCTGGAATCAGACACCAGAGGTACAGCCTGTATTGCTCGCGGGACGGCGAATTCAAAGTCCTCGCCGCCATGGACTTCCACGATGACGTCCACTGCGTTTGCCACGGTGGCTGGCGCACGCAACGGGTTTAGCACGGACACTTGAACGTGTCCATAAAACTGCCAATTAGTGCCTGCACCCGTCCGGAAATCTTCCGGGGCACGCGATCGCAGATATTGGTGAACACTACAGTAGGGAAACTGAAACGTCCACTCTGAGTTGTTCTCAGCTAAGTCAATCACCTCACGAAACGGCAGCGGGTTGGACAGAGGAGGGTTTGGAGCTGGATCCGTACCCTCCACGCCTTCGATCGGGATGAAGGTCACCGCCAGGCGGCCAGTATGAAACTTGGTACGCACGACCTTGATGGTAATGCAGATACTTCCGCGCCAGTAGGTGAACAGCGAGGCAACAAAGCTGAGTGGGGTCTGACTAACAATACTGTTGCCACTGGTGAAGAACGTTTTAAACGCCGTGGGATTGAGCGCATAACGGAACACCAGGGCATCGGTCTGATCACTGACCCCCCACGCAAAGTGGTTGAAGAACGCAGGAATGGACGCGACATAGGCCAATCCAGTCTCGTCGATATCACAACCAGCAAAGCCTGGCAGTACCTCAACCTGGTTAGAACCCATCGCTGCGACAGGCGTCGCAGTATCGGGGCCGTGACCTGAGTAGAAGAACGAACCCTGCTTGAGCGTGACATCTTGTGCGTTTTCCACAACACGGGGCTTGTCGTACCCAAACGCAGCAGCAACACGTGACGCAACGCCGGTGGCCCAAGAAACCGGCACTGCTACTTGGCTCAGGAACGGAATTGTGCCAACTACGGCCGAAGCCTCCGAAATGGTTCTGAGGGCGCCGGAAATCGGACCATCAGCGACATCCTCAGCTTCCTTCTCCGGAACGCGCGTGCGCACGTTGCGAGCGACCTTCTTGACTCGCCTGAAGCCCGACTGATACTCGATAGTCGGAGTGATCAGCTCCACCTCCCGCAGCGACACCCAAATGGTAACGCCTGCCGTACTCGCCGCCGCGGAACGCAGCTGGCTGTAGACCAGAAGATAAACGCGCGCCCAAGAGAACCGCGCGGTTCCGGTTAGACGTAACGGGTAGTGGGTCGTTGGTGCAACATACGGAATGTCGAGAGACACCTCTGACTGGTGTAAGGGGTCAAGCTGCACGCCTGGCAATTGTGACGCACGCAGTAGACCATTGGCCCGATAGTTCGACTGATTTATGTCCATATCGCCCTGCGGAACGTAGCACAGCAGGAGCCTGCCGGCCTGAAATGGCTGGGCGTTGACTTGCACAGTCACACGAAACGTGCCACGAATCGCCATGAAGCCCTGCAGTTTGGCCTCCCAAGGGCCGCCGGTGAACAGGGTCCCTGGCAAATCGATGGCGGTGAGTACCGTGGGCTCGGGATCAGTGGAGGACCAGTCGAAGCGTGACACAATGCGCGGCTTGGCGAGAAACTTCGCCACAGCCATCTGGTCGTATCCAGCGTCGCTTCTCTCGAGAAGAGCGCTAGTAATCGACATTTGCCGGTCACGCTGGGCACTGACCTCTTCGGATTCATTGGCCATTACGGTGGTGCTACCGTTGATGGCCTCGCGGGCTGCGACGGCCACGTCATGCTGCTGCGTATTGAGTGCTGGGGTGACCCCAGCAGCGGCGACGTCGCTTGTCGCCAGATTCCTACTAAGTGATTCGTTTCGCGTTTTTGTTCGGCCGACCCGGGCCGCGCAACCGCGGGTCCCCTAGACGAGGCAACTGATTCGGCAGTTAGCCTACGTCACTTAAACCTAGCCCTGGCAAGGGGCGGTCATAGACCTTGGCCATTTGTTGCAGTATTCTGAGCGCCTGCTCCCCCGCGCTGTTGGTGTAGTGACTACTGCCCGATAAACTGACCCTCGACCGGATCGGTCCAAAGGGTCCTGGACGCCGTTGTCAGCCGCATCCACTTCGGTACGTAGGTAGACGAAAACTCCAGCCAGGGTTGTCGGTCCGCACACCTGGGCTCGATACCGACGGACCGCGCTGCGTCGATGATCTTGTGGGCATATGTGTCCCATACGTCGACGTCATGCAGAGCCAGCTCCAACAACGCAGTGTTGATGTTGTCTCGCTCAATCTGCTCACGCAAAACACCCCGCTTGGTCCATTGAGTCAGCTCCAGGATGGTCCCCAAGTCCAGCGGGGCCACATGCCTTCTCAGTAGCTTTTCGTACCGGAACTGCCGCTTCAAGTAGGTTACCTCGCTGAGCCGCTGGTACTTGAAGTCGCGGCCCTTCGTTGCGTCTGACAACACGTGGCCGCGGCGCTCCATGCCGGCGACTAGGTCATCAGGCGGGAGGAGGGCTACCAGACCGGGCGCGATACCAAGTAGGAAGTCGTCGCCGTTGGCCACGGCCACTATCCCTTCGCCGAAAGTCTCGACTGCGTGTAGAACCGACCAGCCGTGCTGCCGGGTGAGGACGTCTACGACGCCTTGCATTAGCATGACTAGCGTGGTAAGCGAGTTAACGAGCGTGGTATCAAGACGCCCTGAGCAGAGCTTTCCGCGGACCGGCAACACGTCACCGTCGACTACGATCGCCGTGTCGACCATACGGTCCCAGAACTTCCTGAAGAGATCGCGGTCATCGCGAGCGTCGAAGCAGACAGCGGCGAGTCTGTGCATGAGGGGCGAGATGGCTGATATGTCTTGGTTAAAGTCGCACTCGACCACATCTCCAGCGAAAATTAGCCGCCCTTCGAACTTGCGCGCCAGGGCGTCCCATTCATGTCCGTACGGGTTTACGCCCATTGTCATCCAGTTCGAAATGCGATTGACCATGGCTAGCTCAAGCAGAGGCTGCATCACGCGTTTATGTAACGTGATCCAGGGTAAGTCTGGCACGTATATTTGACGCGTCCGACAGGCAGCCACTTTCGCCTTCGATAGCAATTCGTCTTTCAACACTGGGATGAAAACCTGGACCGCGGGTGCGTCCGCGTACGACGCCTGTCGCTCGGCGCGTATATTTTCCTCCAACTCCCTCACATGTTGGCGGAGCAGCGCCACGCGCTCATTATCCAAGTCATACGGCCCGTCAGAGCCAAACCACAACCGCTTGCTTTTATCCTTCTGATATGCACCGTAGATTCCGGAACTAGTCTGACGGACCAAGCCATCGTAATAGTCGTACGGCATCCCGGCCACGGCCTCGTCGAACGTGAGAAGGCGCGTAACTGTAGGGCGATTCCGAGGGTGCGTCAACAGCTCAAGCAACTTAGGGAATAGCACGTTGGCATAGTCGCCCCTACCGACGCTGATGACTGGGCGGAGCATGCCGTCCGTGGTGCGGTCCGCCGGATTGACCAGAACTCCTTCCACAAGCGTGGGTTTAAGGCAGGCGGGCGCCTTCGAAGGCGGCGCCACCATGCCTTGCATGCGGGATGGGACGATTCGCGTTTTGTAACCCCGGTGTAAGCGCGGCACAGTGGCTAGGACGTCACACCGGCGCGACTGATATTCCATCTCGGGATAACGCAACGCTGCCGCAAAGCTCGTTCCACAACTACGAGCCCCTGCAATGTGCATGCCAACGATTTCCGGCCGGGCTGTCGGAGTCGACTGGTAGAGAACCAGTGAACCGCAGTCACCCTGCACGAGCCGCACGTCGTGTTCTACCACTTCCCGGAGCTGGGCCCCAAGTTCACGAAGTCGAGACCTGTCACCAGGGGTGGTCCAGGCATGACCAGTCCTGTAAGGCCTCCTCTCGCCAGTATGGCCGGGGATAGCAATTAGGCAAGAATAGCGCTTGCAGGAAGCGAGTTGGAGCCGAGTGGCATCGGACGCAAACCAGCCGGCAATGTTCGCATACTGCCGCGGAACGGGCAGAGTGACCACCGCTAGTTCATCCTGGCGGTTGTCGAACTGGGTCAACAGGTCCTCAGTGAGCACAACACGGTCACTGAAACGGCCCCTGAGTTCAATCGTAGCACCGACGCCCCACTGTCGAAGGACAGTGACAAAATGCCAAGGGACAACGGCACGCCGGGTGTCCACAAACAAGCCGTAGCCAATCTGATGCCCGTCGAGACACAGCGCGAACGAGTTGCGTGCTAGCATGGATGGAAGATGCGGGTGAACCACCACGGCCTGGTACTCTACATCCGGATCGGGCGCAGACGGGCACCACCACTCGCCCAAAGACGAAGTGACGAAACCAAACAACGACACAAGACCGCGAGCGGCGGTAACCACCACTGCTGTAGACGCGGACACCGCTGCCAGTGCCCCGAAACACCATAT